ATAGAAGATTTCATGGGTGGGCTGGAATCTAACACCGCTGAGAACAGGTCTGATTGGGCTATCTACGATGCTGTTGACGATTGGTTCGGCTCAGCGTCGATGAACGAAGGGGCTTTCGATACCTACACACCCAGTTCTGGGATGCTTCCCGAGGGATGGTTGACATTCTGGGGGGACGACTACAAGAACTCCGAAGGTGAAGCCGTTATTGATAACTGGTTGGATAAATGGGTAGAGATATTTAATAAGAACTCTGCGGCTACCGGAGGGCCGGATGACCCCCGCTATAGCGACGCGGATCTGCTGCATGATTTCTACAACCACGCTGAGAATGGGTTGTACGCCCAATCTTGGTGGAACGATAAGACCAATAACTTCCTGTCGATGACAGAGATGTGGTACACGCAGGGTGGTCCGGGTGGTGTCAGTGGCTTGGATGCTCTTCAGCCCGGTTACGAGGGTGCTGATTGGACTGCCTATAGTGGCACAGGTAACTGGAACAAGATTTGGTCAGACTCCATTGAGATCATTAGGGCTACCGCCGAGGATCTAGGTATCGAAGATGATCTGACCGATACTATGGTCAGTCAGATTGCTTTCACGTTGATGGCGGAGGGTGGCGCCTCTGCCCATCTACACCCTCAGACTGCTGAAGGTTGGCCTAATCAGGCTAGACAGTTGACTGAAAACATTTTGATAGACAACATCCGATCCGGTACCTTTGAGCAACCGTTGGGTGTTGGCAGTATCGCGGACATAGAGAAGCGACTCCGTGCCTACGCTGATTCACAGATGACCGACATCGATGCGTTGGCTGCGATGTCGAATACCACCGTGCGAGACTGGGCGCTGAATATCAAATCGGAGACAGGTCTTAACGAGACTCAAATCATGTCAACGATTGCTAACCAAGCCTATTCGGAGTGGGGCCTGACGGCTGACGAGATCGACGGCATGGGTCAGGCCGGTGCGGAGGACAGCAGCACCATCACTAACTTTATTGCTCCGTTGTACGCTGGTGCTATCGATGTATGGGAAGATAACAGTTACCGTAAAGACGACGAGTGGCTGATGGATAACTATCAGGTAGAAGAAGATGGAGTTAAACGATTCAGGACAAGGCAGGAGATGCGGGCGTTGGCGCGCACTAACCTTGATCGGTTCCAACATTCCAAACAGTTCCAGAACCCAATGAACCAGTTCATTCAGGGTGCGGCTTCGATGTTTAGGAGCGACTACTAATGAGTGAGGCTCTTGAGGCGCTAGTCCAGAGGCATCTGGGTGACATAACGGATGCCATGTCTCCGTTGCAGTTGTTGAACCAGACGCTTGACCGTGCGTCTCTGACAGATGTGCAGTCAGGGACGATGGAAGGTGTGGCGATCACTGGTGGGGACATTGATCGTTGGCGAGGTGCGATTGAAAGCGGGGCGACGAGTGAGGACCGTTGGCTTGCGGCTGAACAGATCCGTGCCGACATCCTTAAGTACCGGATTGGGGATACAGCCTTTGAAGATGATGGTGTGTTCAGGGGAACTAGTTTTGAGGCGGCGACACATGCTGCGTCTACATCGGCAACGCTGAAGGACGGTGAATACTCTGGTACGAGGCGCATGCAGGCCGGTGGGGACATCGCCGGTACTTGGCAACAGCAGGGCAACGTCCATCAATCCACCTTCGGTGTTACCTCACAGGGCCTAAGGGTCAGCACCGATGACGACGACGACGATGATGGCCCGGATACAGCGCAGATGATGCAGAATGCGTTCTTCGCTGGGCTGCGTGGGGCAGGTTTAGATAAGCAAACCATTGATTCGTTGTGGAACTGGGCCAAGACACAGATGGCTAATGATCCATCGATGTCAGCGGAGCGCCTACTCATCGGCATGTACGACAGTCAGGCATTCATCGACAGGTTTCCGGGGATAGCGCAGATGGCTGACGGTGACCGGAACATACCTACCCCCGGTGAATACATTGCCCTTGAGAAGCATGTCTCCAAGGAACTCAAGCGGGTAGGGGTGGTGAAGGACGGGGCGTCTTTCAATACCCTGATTACTGATCTGTTTCTAAATGATGTTAGTGGTGATGAGGTGACCGAGCGGTTGAACGTAGCGGAGCAGGTCATGTATAACATGCCGCAAGAAGTGCGGGATGCATTTACTGATTACTTCGGTGAGGAATACGGTACGACTATCGCAATGGAAACATTCCTTGACCCTACCGACTCATGGGCACAGGTACAGGATGACATCAGCACCGCCCGTACGAGTGGCTGGGGCACGATGGTCGCTGGACTAGAGCAGGGTTGGGATGAGGATCTTGCCCAGTCAGTCTCCAATCTGGGTCTGTCACAGGCGGAACAGTGGAACAGGTTCGCTGAGTTGAAAGAGAGCGAGATGTTATTCTCGGAAACATTGAATGAGAAGGTAGACCTTGACTACGATAAGCACGGGGTGGAGGCAGCGTTCGATATGGATGCTGATTTAAGTGAGACTCTTACCCGGCGGGCAGCAGAACGTAGCGCAAAGTTCAGGGGCGGAGGGGGTGCTATGGTTGTTGGCACACGAACTGGATTTGGGGCAGCCAATGCCTAAGGTTGGCAACAAGAAGTTTGCTTACACTAAGAAGGGTAAGGCTGCTGCGAAAAAGCACGCTAAGAAAACAGGGAAGAAGGTGAAGAGTGTTTACTAAGGATGTTCTTGAGCGAGTAATCGCTACCTTTATTCAGGCATTCCTCGGTATCTTTATGGTCGGTGGTGACATCGGCAACGCTAAGGCTGCCGGGTTGGCTGGTGCTACAGCGACACTCAGTCTTGTCAAGGGTCTGATCGCCTCCAAGTATGGTGATGGATCGGCATCGGTAGTGTCGTAATGTCACACGGTAATAGCCCTCGTACCCTGCCCTTGGACTACAGTCAGGCACTCAAGAGTTGGATGGTAGACAAGGGGTTCGGGCGGGCCACCCGTAAGAACAAGAAAGACTATGGGCGTCCCAGTAAACCAGAGAAAAAGCGCGCCCCTTCCTTGAATGACTTGGCGCCGTATATGAACCGGCCTAAGAACTACGGCAAGTGAGTAAGGTAACGAAACTCATAGCGGGGATCACCGCTTTGCTCGTTGCTATAGGCGCGCTTGTTGGCACAATCAACATGACAATAGGTAAGCAGAATAAACCAACAGGTGTGACCATCCTTCTGAACAGTCCTGACGCATACGCAGATTTCATTGCCAACCACCCAGCAGGGTAGTATAATAACTTTCACGTTGGCCGCCGTGCGCCATGTATTTGGCCGGTGAGTGCTATCGCCATTGGGATCGCCCACGCCCCCGATGAGTATTAAGTGGAGACGGTACCGGCTGACGCCCGGTGACGTTGGACAAGTCACCCCGCATAGTCCCTCCGACTATGTGCGACTCGGTTAAGGAGAGACATCATGGCTACTCAGGAACCCGGAAGTATCAAGGAACTGCGTGATGCTGCTGATCGCGGCAAGAAAGCCACGCAGGAACTAGATGCTATGAAACGCGAGATGGCGTTTCTAAAGGCAGGGGTAGATACAGACACGAAGGCAGGTCAACTCTTATACAAGGCTTACGATGGGGAACTGGTAACAGAGTCCATCCAAGCGGAGTGGCAGGAGTTGGTACCGGGGGCGGCAGCGCCACCGACTGAAACTGTTGATGCTACCGATACACAGGTAGCGCAGCAGAGGCAGGATCTTGCCGGAGATGCTATTCCACCTGAGAATCAGACAGAGAATCCATACGATGCAGGCCATAGAGCGTTTAAAGAAGCCTTAGATGCGGGCCGTCCCCATGAGGACTCCGCTGCAAGGTTTGTTCATACGGTCTTGGAGGCAGCGGGTGGAGGAGATCCAGACCAGCGGGTCGTTTCTGGCTGACAATGCCTACATACGTTTATCGATGTTCTGAATGCTGCGTGCAGTATGAGCGAACACAGTCGATAGCCGATAATCCTGACGAGGTTTGTCAGGAATGCGGTGAGACTGTCAAGCGCATACTCCAAGCGCCAGCCTTATCGGCTGCTGCTGCACCTAGCAGGATGAACAAGGTTCCCCCACCTCAGGCCGATCCGTCTTGGGAGAAGGGAGTCTCCGGTGAACACAGACGGGATGGTTCATTTGTCCCTTATGTGGATACCGAAGGTAACCGTATAGGTGTCAAGAAGTTTGCCGACAATCGCACTAAGTATGAGCGGATTCTACGGGAGAGAAACCAATCCACTTAACTCTACTTAGGAGCGTGTTACTATGGCCGTTGTGCCTTATGCGGGCCGAGTCACTTCATATGACTTAGCCGTCGGCGTTAAGATCAGCATGGACGAGGCGATCTACATGATCTCGCCCATCGATTCGCCGTTGATTAACGGTATCGGAACAGACGGGCGACAGGTGCTTGCCTCTTCCGGTGTCGATCAGACCACTTTCAAGTGGATGGATGAGGAACTGCTGCTGCCTTCGGCGCCAGTAGAAACCATCAACGCAAACACTGGTGCCAACGTTGTGTTGGTCAATGTGTCTGCGGCTGATTCCTATCGCTTTCAGGTCGATGATCTAATCAGCATCGCATCTGAAGGATTCGTCCAAGCGGAAGCGATTCTGAGGATTACAGACCCGGACCACGGGACTGGCGACATGGTTGTTGCAGGTTGGGCTAACCACGCAGCACAGGTTGCACTGGCAGTAGGTGACACAGTTACCTGCGTCGGTTCAGCCTTGGTTGAGGGTTCCGATCCGGGAGTTGCCCGGTCGGCTGACCGCACGATCCGCCAGAACTACACTCAAATCTTCGGGCCTACCCCCGTTGAGATGACTCGTACAGAGCAGCAGATCACCCGTTATGGCGTGAGCGACGAGTTTGCCAAGCAGTTGTATGGCAGGACCGTTGAGAACGTCATCACCCGTGAGCAGGCTTACCTGTATGGGCAGCCAGTTGATGACACCAGCAGCAAGCGCCGGTCAACCGGTGGCCTGTATCACTGGATTCGTAGCAATATCTCAACGCAGACAGCGTTGAATATTACTAACATCCAGACGTTGATGCAGGACTGCTACAACAACGGTGGGGTGCCCGATCTTCTGATCGCTAACCCGGCTTCGTTGGGTGATCTCAACAACATCAGCGATTCCAGCCGTGTGCGGACCGTCATTGACGACCCGCGTCGTGGCCGGGTGCCCGTTACCTCTGTGTTCCATGAGTTTGGTGAGACACAGATCGTGCGGAACCGCTGGTGCAACAAGGAGACTGCCTTCGTTGTACGGAAGGACGGTATCCAGCGCCGTATCTTGCAGGGCCTCATCGTTGAGGCACTTGCCAAGACTGGCGATAGCGATCAGGTGATGCTGCTGTGTGAGGAAGGCCTTCAGGTGAAGGGCGAATCACACATGGCGAAGTTCAACACACTCACCACTTACTAGACCTTCACCGAAGCGGATTAGTGGGGGGCGGGGCCTAGCCCCGTCCCTCACTACCCACTAGGATTGGGCGATGGCGACTGTCAACGACATTGTGGTGCGTACTAAACGATTGCTTAATAGCAATACACGCACCGAATTGAATAACTTTAATACGTTTATCGAACCAGATTTGCAGCCGGGTGGCTGGGAAGATCCTAAGGCCATCACGGCTGATGCTACCTCTATTGAACTTAAGCATCAGACTGATGGTATCCGGGCTGGGTCTTACATCTCTATCGGTGACGGTACCAACTCACCTGAGACTATGTATGTCCGGTCACGCAATGGACAAACCGTTGACGTTATGAGGGCTGTCGATGGCAGCACCGCATATGCTTGGGGTTCTACCACTGCGACTGCACCGGCTGTTACTGCTATCATTGAGGTTGAGCCACGATTCACTGAGCATCAGATACTAGAGGCAGTGCGTGACTCCATCCGTGCTATGCCCAACAATCTGTACGCAGTAGACAACGTGGAGGTTACGTTCTCTACCACTCAGCAGTCAGTAACGACACCGTTTCTCAAAGGATTCACTCAGGTTCTATCTGCTACCCGTACTGCCCGCACCGGAGAGGATAGGTTGATTAGGTTCAACATCAAGGTGCAGCAGTATGGGAGTGACTATGAGGTGATACGGCAGGAGGGGATTGAGAAGGCGGTCACTGCTCAGGTGACGTATGCTCATCCATTTGTAACAGATACTCTAGCCCCTGACACAATTCTGGATGGAGAGTCAGGTGCTGTAGGAATGCCGGTTGAGTTGCAAGATATCCCATCATTAGGAGCAGCAGCGACTCTAATTCTAGGAGAAGAAAGTCTTCGTCTTGATCTTCATAGTCAAGGGGATAGTCGATCTGATGCAGCCGTCGCAGCCGGTGATCGCGCAAGGTACTCAATGGTATTACGGGCGCAATATGATCGTCGGGTAAGTGAAGAGGCTCGTCGTCTGATGTCGAAGTATGGGGTGCGGACGGGTGCCGCAGTTTCGTCTGTGTTCCCGACGACTGTTCGTTAGTCATGGCTCTCCATGATACGGTACGGGACGCTCTCCCTATCCGGCTGGGTAATCGTAAATATAACATTGATCTATCGCGCCTAGCCAGAGCCACTATTGACCCCATTCGGCAGGGGTACGACACGCAGGGCCAGCCGGGTGAGCAGTCATTGAATCAGGCCGGTGTGTGGAAGCGGACCCGTAGCGACTGGGAGTTGGGTGCTGGTCAGCAGGACGCTGACATGATGGAGTCCACACTCCGTGAGTACCACACCAGTTTGGGTATAGATCCGTGGACTAAGGGTGAGGTCAAGTTACATAAGGCGACAGGGGACACTTGGACGGGA